ATCAAATTGGTCTTCAAAATTTTGACGACATCTTTTCAACTTATACTGGTCAGTTTATTACTGTTACTGGTATTCCGAGTAGCGGGAAGTCAGATTTTGTCGACCAGATGGTTGTTGGGTATAACCAAAACTATGGCTGGAAAACGGCGTTTGCTAGTCCGGAAAATGTCCCAACTTACCTTCACGCACACAAGTTAATGCGTAAGGTTTGGCAAGGTATGCCAACGTCAGCAGATATACACAGTGATAAATGGAATAAAGTTGCGGATCACTGCAATAATAATTTTTTTCACATAGATATGGAGCGTTATACATTAGAATCAGTACTTAAAAAAGGCGCTGAACTTGTAAAACGTAAAGGTATAAAGTGTCTTGTTATTGATCCATTTAATAAAGTAAGAGATGTAGATTGTAAAAGCGAAGACGTTAATAGGTACACAATGGAGTATTTAACTAAGATAGAAATGTTTGCTAAAAAGTTTGACGTACTAGTTTTTGTAGTGGCACATCCAACTAAAATGTATAAAGATAAAGATGGAAAAATTGAAGAACCTACAATGTATAATATCAAAGGCGGTGGTGAATGGTATGACGCTAGTTATCATGGTATATTGGTGCATAGGGATTATGAAGAAAAAACAGTCAAAGCTAAGGTGCTTAAGGTAAAGTTTCAAAACTTAGGTCAAAACGGAGCTGAAGCTTATTTTAAATGGGAACCAAAGTCTGGCTGTTTTATACCCCACGAAACAATTAGTATAAATGATGATCCAATGCCTTGGGAATAAATGGCTTGGAAAAAAACTAAAATAAACATGGGTAAGTATAATGCTACAGAGCATGATTTAAAAGCATATAGATGGTGTATACGTAATAAAATATACATTGCACCAAAAGCTATTAACGATGCTAAATGGTCTATAGTAATAACTAACAATGGTAGAACTCATGAAGATCCTAGTCATTATATTAGAGATTTAATATGGGAAAAGATTTACGAATACTATAAATATTATTATGAAAAACACATATCAAAACGCTAATCAAGCATATGAGTCTGTACTTGATAACATTATAATTGAAGGTATAGATTTTGGAGATACAAAAGCTGTATTTAACTGTGGCTTTTATATTATGGATCCGCTAGATAATTATATATCAAATAAACAGCGTAACTGGAGTTTAAAATATGCTGAAGCTGAATGGCAGTGGTATTTATCTGGTGATCCTAGTATACACAAGCTAGGTGAGTTGTATGGCAAAATACCGCCAATATGGAAGCGTATGGCAGATGAACACGGTAATGTTAATTCAAATTATGGTTATCAATGGAAACGTGATTGTCAAATAGATTATGTTTGTGCTAAGTTAAAGTCTTGCAAAGACACACGTCATGCAGCTATAAGTATTTATGATGCTAAAGAAAACAGTAAATACAAGAAAGATACGCCTTGTACTTATGCAATACAGTTTAGTATTATAAACAATGAGCTTTGTATGTCAGTCTATATGCGTTCTAATGACATCTGGTACGGTTTCTGTAATGATCAGTATCAGTTTTCATCATTACAAAAAATGATTGCAGAGAGACTGAATTTAAAAATAGGTTGGTATTATCATCACGCACATAATATGCACTTATATAACGATAAATTATAATTATGTATTATTTATATCACATTCCGGGTAAAAAAATCGGAGTTACACGTAATCTTAACAATAGGGTTACCCTTATACAAGGATATAAGGAGAATGAGTATGAAGTTCTTGAACAGTCAGAAGATATAGATTATATATCAGACCGTGAAATAGAACTTCAAAAGTCTTACGGCTATAAGGTCGATAGAAAATTATATAAAAACTTATTTAAAAAAATGAATATAAACGCAACACAACAAACCTCAACATTTCCTGTACCTATTAATAAATTAAAAGGTAGATTACGGGATAACATAGGTCTTACTTGGCGAACGGATTTTGGCCAGTTTAAAATTACTAAACAAAATATTCCGTGGATAATGGCTAACGTTAAAGAGTCAATGTACAATAGCAACAGATGCTATGTATATAATAAAGCTTTTTATGAAGCATTTTTCAACCCTCATCATACACCTCAACCTTATCCTTCAACTTCTAGGTTTGATCTTATAAGAACTTGGGCTGAAGATAAAGGTATTTATGATAAAGGTAATTCACATACACAATATGTAAAGCTACAAGAAGAAGCAGGAGAATTAGCAGCGGCATTGCTTAATGAAGACAAATTAGAAATACAAGACGCTATAGGTGATATAGTGGTAGTGCTTACTAATTTAGCAGAGCTTGAGGGTTTTAAAATTGAAAAATGTATTGATGCAGCATATAATGAAATAGCAAACAGAACGGGTGTAATGCATAATGGAACATTTGTTAAAACAGGAATTAAACAAACACTATGAAAATAAAAACTAAAGATGCAATAGTTCAATCTGTTTTAAAGAAAATGGACGAACGCAGTTTAATTGGTCAAAAGAAATACGGAGCTACAATGATGCAGGAAATCGAGGGTCAAGAAAAAGATCTTAATCGTTTTTTAATTGACGTACAAGAAGAGCTTATGGATGCTTTGCTATACATTGAAGCCGCTAAACGCTGTTTACAAGATGAAGTTGAAGAATGTATGATTAACAGAATAAACGTTGTAGGTCAAAACGGTAACGATGGTTTACATTATCACGATATAGAAATAAATGAAGAGGAGACCTTATAAACGTAAGAAAAAACGCGGGCCAGTACAGTCAAAGAAAGTATCGTATGACGGTATTAACTTTGCATCTGGTCTTGAGCGTTATATGTATATGGCTTTAAAGAAAAATAAAATTAAAGCTAAATACGAAGGAGAAACTTTTGTTTTATTAGCAGGTTTTCATTTTGAAAACGAAGTATATGAAAGATGCGCTAATGGTAAAGGTGATTACAAAAATAGAGGTTGCAAACGCATACTACCTATTAAGTACACACCTGATTTTATTGGTGATGATTTTATAATTGAAACAAAAGGTAGAGCTAATGAGTCTTTTCCAATGCGCTGGAAGTTATTTAAAAGGCTTGTTATGACACAGTTTCCAAATGTAGCACTATATAAACCACAAAATCAAAAAGAATGCGACGAAACAATAAAGTTAATCCTTTCGAGGCGAAAAGGATAGCAAGACAAAAGTATGCCGAGCGTCAGATCGATAAATGGGTTAAATGGAGTTGGAAAATACGAGGAAAAATAAAATATAAAGAACTAATAGAAATACAAGATAAATATGGAATCAAAGCAGAATAAAGGCTGGAGTTTGTCAATAGGTACATATCCAGGTATATTATTTGGATTAAGATCATATGAAGAAGACACTCAAACAACACACGTAGCATACCTACCTTTTATAGATGTTGCATTAGAAATATATAAGTAATGGGATTATTTGATGAAAGAATAGCGTATAAACCTTTTGAATATCCTAAGTATTATACAGAAGGTTGGTTAAAACAAGCACAGGCATTTTGGTTACATACAGAGATCTCAATGCAAAGTGATATTAAAGATTGGAAAGAAAAACTAAATGACAAAGAGAAGAACTTGGTTGGAAACATATTACTCGGCTTCGCGCAAACAGAATGCGCCGTCTCGGATTATTGGACGCAGAAGGTTGTCGGGTGGTTTCCTAAACACGAAATACAACAGATGGCAATGATGTTTGGCTCGCAAGAGACAGTACACGCGATTGCTTATAGCTATTTAAATGAAACACTAAACTTAGAAGACTATGAAGCGTTTTTACATGAACCAGCAACCGCTGGACGTTTTGATAACCTGGTTGCTTATGACGGCACTAGCCAGCAGGGCATTGGTAGAAGTTTGGCTATATTTTCCGCCTTCGCAGAGGGTGTTAGTTTATACAGTGCTTTTGCTGTGTTATATAGTTTTCAATTACGTAATCTTCTCAAAGGTATCGGACAACAAATGAAATGGTCTGTAAGAGACGAGTCGTTACACAGTAAAATGGGTTGTAAACTTTTTCGCGATATGTGCAGTGAAAATGATCAATTATTGCATTTATGTCGAGAAGACATAGTAAAAGCTGCGGAAACTATGATAAAGCTTGAAACTAAATATATAGATAAAATGTTTGAAGCTGGAGACGTAGAAGGTATAAAAGCTAATGATCTTAAACATTTTATAAAAAAGAGAACAAATGAAAAACTGGTTGAACTTGGTTACATTGACCTTGGCTCGTACTTCGCATATGACAAAGATGCAGCGTCTAATCTTGATTGGTTCTATCATCTTACCGGCGGGGTCACTCATACTGATTTTTTCGCAATACGGCCGACAGATTATTCGAAAGCTAACGAAGGCGAAGACTTCGACGACATTTGGTAATATAATAACTGAAAAAGAAATATTTGAACAATTATATGAAAGAACAAGCATTAATACAGATGAAAAACAAGATAGAGACATTGGGATCAGTAGTGCAAACGCTAATGATAGAAATGGATCGTCTAAAGACTTTATCTTTTGGAACTAGTAAAATAATTAAAAACATGCCAGATTATGAAGAAGCAATCAACAAGCTTAAAACGCAAGCTGCTGAAGAAGCTAGTACAGAGGCGGAGACTGAAAGCTGAGGAACGTCTAGCAATTAGAATAGGTTACATGGGCAGTGGTTTTTTAATTGCTGCTCAATGGACTATACGGCCTGAGTTATACATACTAGGCTTTATATGCGTTGTGGTTCAAACGTCATATAGAAAACAATGGAACCTTGTAGCGCTTAATATTAATGGGCTTATTGCCTGGATAACACACTTACTTATATAATGTGGAATGAAAACTGGAAAAAAGGTAAAGATTACCCTACGTGGGGTAATAACGATGTATACAAGAAAACTATATCCGGGGGATATTTACTCGACAACGAGTCACCGAGAGAAGCTTACATGCGGGTTGCTAAAACAGTTGCTCGTAGATTATATAAGCCGGAAATGGCGGAAACTTTCTTCGAATACATATGGAATGGTTGGCTATGTCTCGCTAGCCCGGTATTATCTAATACAGGTACTGATCGTGGCTTGCCTATTAGCTGTTTCGGTATTGATGTGGCTGATTCGATACAAGATATAGGACAAAAAAACTTAGAGATGATGCTACTCGCTAAGCACGGCGGTGGAGTTGGTATCGGAGTTAATATGATAAGACCCGCTGGCGCTAAAATAACAGGAAATGGAACATCAGACGGAGTCGTCCCGTTCTGCAAGATATACGACTCAACAATTCTTGCAACTAATCAAGGATCTGTCAGAAGAGGAGCTGCTTCAGTTAACATTAACATTGAGCACGACGATTTTGAAGAGTGGCTTGAAATACGAGAACCTAAAGGAGACGTTAATAGACAGTCGCTTAATCTTCATCAGTGCGCAGTTGTTGGTGACAAGTTTATGCGAAAGCTTGAACAAGGAGATAAGGAGGCTAGAAATAGATGGAGTAAATTACTTAGAAAACGAAAAGCAACTGGAGAACCGTATGTATTATTTAAAGGAAACACTAACAAATCAAATCCAAAAGCATATAAAGAAAATGGACTAAAAGTTCATATGACAAACATATGTTCTGAGATTACTCTACACACTGATGAAAATCATAGTTTTGTTTGCTGTTTATCATCATTAAATTTAGCAAAATATGAAGAATGGAAAGGTACAAATCTTATATACGACGCCACTTGGTTTCTTGATGGCGTTATGGAGGAATTTATTCAAAGAGCCAAAGGACTTAGAGGTTTTGAAAATGCCGTTCGTAGTGCTACAAAAGGAAGAGCACTTGGGTTGGGCGTACTTGGATGGCACACTTATCTCCAAGAGTTGGGTATTCCT